TTGTATTCGTATTTCCATCTATATCCAAAACGAAAGTATTTGTGAATTATATTATTTGTTTTATCAAACCTAATATCCGATTGAGGAGTCACCGTATTTTGGTAGGTGTTGTTCATTATAAACGTCGCTGGATTAAGAGGCGGCTTTCTGATTACTCTAATGTCGTCTTCTTCAAACCCATCTAAAGGGAAACTTCTAGTAGAGAGTATTCTTCTCGGTTGGTTTAAATTATCAGTCCAAAAAAGATAGTCGTCTATTAGGTTAACTCCTGTAATAATATGTTCGTTGTCAAATTTCAACACCCTACCCTTAGTGTCTTTTAAGAGTATAGCTGTGGTGTCGGATGTGGTGTCGGATGGCTCATGGTATCTTAAAACATAATCAAAATTAGTGTCGCTTACAAACCAAAAAAATTGTTCCTTATCTCCTTGAGCTATAGCTCCAATCGTAACAGCGTCATCTGTTAAAAAAGATAAATCTCCTCCAGCTTGAACGTTTCCTAGTATGTTCTCTATAGCTCCTACGTTAGAGGCTTCTGAAGTAGAAACCCCTATATTTAAAGCATCTCGATACTGACCCTTTGGTATGAGCCTTTCATCGAGATCCTTATTCATTATGCCTGAAGTAAAAGTCCCGGTAGTTTTCATTTAATCCATTTATCTCTGCCACGTAAAGGCATTAGCAATCTACTTGGGTGAAGATTTCCTAACCTTATTTTAGCGTTTCTTAATTTTGCCGTCTTCTCTTTTCTTGCTCTATTAACAATATATTCTTGAACTCCTAGTTTATTTCCTAATATCGCCCATCTAATGTACGCATATAAATAGTCTTCTGCTAATTTATTTATCACCACTTCGTCATCATCTCCTTTTTCTAAACCGTCTGATACATATTCTAAAACCACTAACTTGTCTGCCATATCTGAGCTAAAGTTAATTACACCTGCTCTTTTATCTATTCTATAGTTAGGGTTTTGATTAGCTAAAGAAGTTTCTAAGCCATAATGAGCTCCTACTCCATAGTCGAAATACCATAAGCCGTCACAACAATACCCCATTCTTTCGTGGTAGGGGTGTCCTAAATTTAAATAAAGCGTTGGTCTTACCCCTTTTATTCTCTGCATATCAATTGTAGAGTTGTTTGGGGTTAAGGCGTTTCCGTCTAAGTCAAATAGGACTTCACAGTTGTTGTCTTGTAGATAAGCTGATGAGTAGTTAGTTTGAAAGTTTTCAATTAAAGGATACAATACACCACCTTCATATAGAGATATTCTTACATAGTTTACATAGTCAGGAGGTAATACATACTTCAAGTCTTTGCAAACCTGCATCTCTAATATTTTAATATTCTTTAATGCATCATAGTTTATTTCTTGGATTCCTCTTTTAGCGTGAAATCTAATTACATATCTGTTTTGTTTACTTACTAGGTTTTCATCACCAGCAAACATTAACTCAAAATTTCTAACAATATCCTCTAATGATACATACTGATAGCTTCCCCAGTTTAAGTTAGTAGGGTTTTGACCATTATTAGTGTAGTAGGTTATATCATTCATATCTTAAGATTCTTGTTGTTGTTGCTGTTGTTCTTGCATAGCCTCAAACTGTATAACTTCTTTCTCTCTAATACTTAAGCCAGCGTATTCACATATCTTTATAGTTATATCTATAGAGTCGGATAATGGTAATTCAAAATCTTGGTAATCAGCTGCACTAGGATTGTATATAGGGTCTCCATCTGGTCCAATAGAACTATATGTCCATTTTGGTGTTAATGGGTATCTTAAGTAAGATAAAAAACAAGTTAGAACTGGGCCTGGGCAATTACTTGGTCCAGGGTAAAGTGTAATTTGATTTCCTAAATTTCCGTATGCAGATGTTCCTGTACCTTCGGGTAATGCCACACCTTGTTGACTAAATATATATGCCGGAAACGTAGCTGTAGGAGCTGTAAGATTACTTCTGAGTAGTTCTCTTATTTTATACTCACTAACTCTTTCGGCAGTTCTCTCTATAATAGTAGTAGGAGGTCCTTCGCAAACCTCTTTACGTAAAACCTCTACAGTTGTGTACCAGTCTTCAGGTAGTTGAAACGTTTGATCACTTCCTACAATACTAGTTAACTCGGTGAACTGTGTAAATGTGTCGATAACTTCTTCGAGCTGTCTAGTTATATCAGCGCTCCCCGAGTGCGATCTACGCATGTTTTTTTTAGTAATCCAATTATTTAGGTCATAAAAATAAGACTCATAAACCTCTAACTGCGCTTGAGCTGCAAATAAATTAAACTCTTCAGGAGTGAGGTACCCGTTGTTATTTTTATTAAGTAAAGAGAGGACTGTATTTCTTATTTCATTTATCATCTGAGGTACTTTGTTACAAAGATAAGGAAAAAAAAAGAGTGCCCTAAAGCACCCTTAATATTGTGTTATATGAAAAAAGCTTATTACTTTTCTTGAGCTGCCTCTTTAGCTTCTTCAGCCGCTCTTTTCTTAGCTTCTTTTAAAGCCGCTTCGTCTTCAGCTTGTTTTTTAGCTGCTTGAGCCGCTGCACTTTCTATAAACGCTTTATCACCAGCTTCAGGTATTCCTGGGTATGCCCAGTTTCCTCCTTGCTCTAAAGCTGATTGAATCATAGCGTTATACGCCTCTGGGACTGTTACAACTTCTCTCCAGTTGGAGCCAACAGCGCTCTCAATAGCATCTATAAGCATGTCTCCTAAAGATTCTCCTTTTACTAATCCTGTTTCCTCGTCTAGTTGACCTGGAAGAGATTCTGGATCAGTACCTTTATAGCCTATAGTAAATCCAGAAGGTTGGGTGAAAACATCCACTCTATCTGCCTCTTGGCTTCTTATAATTAAGATGTCGTTTAATGGGAGTAATTCAAATAACTCTGTTGAATCATTTGGAACTATATATCTAGTTTTTAAATATTTTATCATTGTTCGGGTTTTTAAGAGAGGTTTGGTTGAGTTGACGTTACGTCTACAGCTCTTACGTATGGTTGTAGTCCATTTGAACCAACAACTCCTTTTAGTATAGTATCTGTAATGTTTACTGTAGTTGATGTATAAGAACCTGTTAAGTTTTCATTCATAATAGCTATTAAGTTGTTGTTTACAGCCGCTACTTGATCTGTTGTTATAGCTGGTGGCTCACCGCCATCTGGATAGCTAAATGTCAAAAGTACAGCAGTAGTACATGCCTCACCAGCATCTTGTAGTCTAATTAAAAACCTATCGCTTGCTGGAGAATCTGTAGCTACATCCAAAACCTTATCTAGCCTAAAAACTAAATTTGTTTGAGGTAATGGCTCTCCGTCAGGTTGTCTTCTTCCTTTTGTGTTTATTTGCGCAAATGTCATTATCTAGTTGTTTTAATCTTTATTACAAAGGTAAGTATTTTATTTTACTTTTTTCTCGAGGTAGTCTAACACCTCTTCTCCATTGCTAGTGTGGAAATAAGATATTAAAGCTTTAGTGTAATCCTCACCAAAAGGAACCACCATTAATCTCTTTTTATTATCCTTTAAGTTAAAGTAAATTTCTCTCTTCTTGGCTCTGTACTGAAGAACGCTCTGATCAAAGGCTTTTAAAACTAATCCTTGAAGTTCCATGTCGTCATCATCTAAGGCTTCTAGAAACTCTGTTGGGTAATTCTTAGCATAAAGTAAAATGTCTCTTTTTATTTCAGAGGACTTCATTCTACTTACATTAGACCCTAATAAAAGTTTAGCTAAAGTTTCCATTTGCTCTATCTCTAAAGACGATGCGGCTACTAGTGCGTCTACTTCGTGATTTAAAACCTCAACTTCTTTAGCTGCATCTTGCTCAGCATCCACCTCTACAAATAAAGTTCCATTATCTGGGTGTAATTCTAAAAATTGTTGTAATAAATTGTCTTCTATTCTAGTGTTTAAGAACCCGTCTTCAAAAACAATAGAGCCCACTATAGCTGTTCCGTCTTGCTCGTCTTCAAATATAGATCGCTGGTTAGTGGCGTATCTTAAAGTTCTGTTTTCTTGTTTTTCTTCGTCCCAATAAATTAAAGGCTTATGTTTAGAATGCCTAGAAGATAGTAATAAGCTTAAGGGAGTTTTGTTTGATTTGAGTTTGTATACTCGTGGTTTTCTTGTCATTTTTTTCATTGTATTAAATTTTAATTGTAAATAAACAAAAGGGGCCGAAGCCCCTTTATATGTTGTCTTGTATCTTAGTCTTTAAAGATTACAAAGTTGTTTGCGCCCATTGTACAAAGAGCTCTTTCAGATAGGAAGTGTACTTCCATAGCATCTAGAGAACTTGTTGCGGCACCGCCAGCACTACCTGTAATCCACGTTTTATACTTTCTGTCTTCAGTTTCTGAAGCTCTGTATCTTACGTGTAAGTATGGTCTTTTAGCGTTTCTTCCCATAATTTGGTCATATACGTTAGTAGAACCAGCTGGCACTAAAGTACCGCTTACTTTTCCACCATCGATGTCACCACGTAGGGTTACTTGGTTTAAGTATTTCCAATCAGACTTGTAGAAGTCATAACCTCTTCTGAACCCTTTAAACCCAAGGTTAAGTGCCATTTCTTCGTCATTGTCAAACAATCCGTAAGAAGTACCACCTTGTCCGTAAGAGTTTTGAGCTGCTAACATGTCATCAATTGCAAAAGACATATCTCTATTAACGAAAACTACATTTTCTTGGATTGCTCCTTGCTTATCTAGTCTTTCGATAATAGTATCCCAATCAGCTAAGTTAGCTGGAACGCCTGAATAAACATTACCTCTAGTTGAGATTGCTTCGAACATACCTTCTGTACCAGCGTCAGTTGTTACACCTGCACCACCTGGAGAAAGTTCAGCCAATGCTCCAGAGCCAGCTTCAGCTGCTACTCCTTCAATCATTGCCATCTCTAAGTAATCATCAAAACGTAATCTTGTTTCGTGCTCAGACTTTAGGTACCATAGGTATCCTGTAGCTCCATCTTCAGTAGATACTTCTACCCATCCGATTTGCGCCATATCTGATCCGTTAACAGCGTACTTATCTTTAATGATGATAGGCTTGTTTTCTAAGAAAATGTCTTCAGATTCTAAAGAACCAATCATTCCTTCGGTTCCTTTTCTGAATTCAGATCCATAAACAAACACACTACATCCTGTAGCTGCTGGTACATTTTGGTCTGCTTCGTAGTAAGCTACTGTAAACTCATCATCTGTACCTACACCAACTGAAGTAATGATACCTTTATTTGAAGTAGCACCACCATCTTCTGAAATGAAAACAGTTTGTCCTATTCTAAAGTTACATACTGGGTTATTACCAGCTGCTAAACCACCTGTTAACCAAGTAACTGGTGTGCCAACAGCTCCAGCTCCGTTCTGTGTTGTACACCCTACGAATTTGGTATGTAATCTTCCTTGCTCTGCCCATTTGATTAAGTCAGAGTTAGTTGGAAGCTCAGCTCCTACCATTCTTAAAAAAGCTGAAATTGTTCTGTTACCATATCTTTCAAATTCTTTTTCATAAGTATCAGGTAAGTACTGATTTAAGAAATCGAAGTTGTTAATATAGTTTTCCTTCAAAGGCACCTTCGATGAAGAAGGGGTTAATGCCGGTCCGGGAATTGCTGCTAAACTCATAATTTTTAGTTTTTAATTTTTAATTTGTTATTTATTCCTATTACTTCTAATTTTTAACGAATTTCCGTGACTTGTTTTGACAGCACTAACTTTAAACTCACCCTTACTACTTGTTACCGGTGCTTTTCTTAATCCCATGTCGATGTTTTTTGTTGATTTAACATCATTAGTGACAGCATCAGCCTTACCCTTCTCATAAAAGAATTTAGCTAATCCATCAGGGTCAAAAGCAGCGGCTAAGGATTTGTGATACTTTTCAGCATCAGTTAAAAACCCATCTTCCGTAATATGTTGTTTTATAAAGTTATTAAGATCAGAATGGTTTGTTTTTACTTTACTTAATTCACCTGTGTTATAACTAATGACATCATCTCCAATTTTAAAATTAAAACCATTAAATGTATCATTAAAGTATTCTTCAGTTTTTTTAGTAAAGTGACTCATTCTTTTCTCAGCTTCTTCTTTAACATTCACTTTATCCGTACTTTGGTTTGGCTCATTTGTCACGATTGGCGCCTCTGTTTTTGTTGACTCAACAGGTTTGAGGTATTCGTCTTTTCGATCTTTAAAGTATTGCCTCGCCTTTAATACTTCCTCTTTTTTAGATATTTTGATTTTTCTGACCGTATCATCCGCATCTATTTCCTCATCGTATCCAAATTTATTTTTTAACTCAAAGTCAATATCATCAGAATCTAAATGTTTTTTAGTTGAAGCGTAAAACTCTTTTAATACAGAATCATCGTCTATATTATCGAAATCTCTATTGAATTTTAAAAACTCATCAAAAGATTTACCAGTGTTTTTCTTAAACGTCAAATAATCAGAAACTTCTTGAGGCATTTCTTCAGTCTTAGTATTAACTAAGTCATCCAAAGTGTTTATCTCTTTATCATATCTGTTTTTCAAAAAAGAAAGAACTTGTTCCTCATTTAACTGAGGGGGTATTGATTCGTCCGTAACAGGAACTTCCTGACTTGTGGATTTGTCATCAATTTTTTCTTCAGAAACCTCTTCAGTAGGCGACTCTTCACCTTCTGCAAATTTAGCTTCTGCTTTCTCTACTAATTCTTTTTCAATTTCCGCAGTACTCTTTTCAGGGTCTGCTGAAACCTCTCTTACTTTCCAATTTTCCATTTAATTTAATTTTAATTTGTTACAAAGTTACAAAAACTTTTTATCTTGGCTCAAACTCAGATAAACTAAAACCATCGAGAGAATCTTCGTTAGATTCAAAACTCATTGGAGCTGTCTTTTCTTGTCTTTGTTGTATTAATTTTGATTGCTCAGTATTTTGTTGTGATATCCTATCCGACTTCGCCTGCTCTCTCTTGTCTTCTCTTTGAGCTAAACCTTGTGTTTCTATTCCTTTTAATTGCATTTGATATTGAAACTCTTCTGCCATTAATTGTTTTTTAAGATCTGCCTCAGCTTTGTACTTTTCTATTTGAAACTGAGCTTCTGCTTGTTCGATTTGTATTTTAGCTTGAGTCTCCATCTGCACCTTCTGCATTGCGGCTTGAGCTGCCATCTGTTGAGACTGTTGATTAATTTGAGCTTGCATAGCTTGCTTAGCCTTTTCAGCTTGAGCTTTAGCCGCTTCTTTCTTTTTAGTTTTTAATTTAAGAACTTCATTAGCCATTTTTAAGTTTCGAACCTCACGTATGTCTATTGCGTCCTCTAATCCTATCTGGTCTCTTTGTAGAGCTATCTTAATATTTTCTTCTAGTTGAGCTTTTTCTTCTTCATCAGGGGCTACTTCTAAAAATATACCGAAATCATGTAGGTATAGGTCTTTTATTTCCTCTACTAACTTAACATTATATTTTCCTATTTGATTAGCAAATTCTTCTTTAAAATCAGCATATTCTAAAATATCTCCCATTCTTAACGAAATGGCTTCTGCTAGTTTTTGAGAAATCTGTAAAGTGGCGTCTAAAATATGTCTAGTAGCTACATTGGAATTTAAAGCTGCTAATTTTTGTAACCCTACCAAACTATATTGGTCAGGAGTGGAGGCGTCTCTAGCTTGATTAAGCCCTGTTACATCTCTTAACATGTTTAGGTAATGATTGTAAGCCCCTATTAAGGCTTGCATTTTAGCTTGCCCACTTCCATTGCCTAATTCAGAAATTGGAACTCTAGCGTTATTAAATTCGCCATCTTGAGTGTAACTTCTACCTATGACTGAACCCGTCTGAAAATATAGCTTTAATGCGTCTTCTGGATTATATGCTTGACCTGTTCCTAAGTCTACTTCATTCAACCCGTCTGCATCTATGAATACACCATCTGGTACTGTTTTAGATATAACTTGTTGTAATTTTAGGTGTGTTATTTGAATTAAGTCTGCGAACGTAATCATTCTACGAACTAATGACTCAACAACTCCTTTATACATTCTTGGCGCTGACCCTATGTAATTAGCTAAGGCCATTTGTGAAGCGGACTTAGGTCTAACCATGTTTTTGGCTAATTCCCACTTTAACATTTTAGGAGCTCCCATCACCATAATACCCTCGTACCAAACCTCTACTCTTTTTGATAGTTTCTCAAATTTTTCAGTAACTTCTTCTGGTGGATTAAAGTCGTCTGTTTTTGGAATAATCCTTTCTCCTCCGTTTTCTAATTTTTTCTTTTTGTAGACCATGTTTTTGGTGGTCTTATAATTATAAAACAAAAGAGTTACTGTATCTTCTCTAAATAAAGTATCTTGATAAGGTCTTATAATTCCATAATAATTATACCACAACGTAGAAAGTTGAGCTATCTCTTTCATCTCTTCCTGAGATATATCTGGTTTAATTTTAACTAATTCCGTAATGGGAACTTGCTTAACCTCGCCGAAGTAAAAACAATCCTCAAAAGTAGGGCTTTCAGTATAGCTATAAACTAAAGTTGCGGGATCTACATATTTAACCTCTACCCCAGTCCCTGGCATAAACTCATGTTTTACAAAGCCTAACCCCAATACCGTTAAATCATAATTCACTCTACTCCTTAACCTGCTTTTATAATGATTCATCTCTAGAATAGTATTAATACCCTCCTCTTCTGCTATTTCTAAAGCTGGTTTGTAATGCATGTTCATATATAAATCTAACTCTTCATCAGATTCAGGTAAGGTGTCTGGCTCTACATTAAACATGTTTAAATCTAATTCGGTTGCAGCTGTAGCTAAAACGTCTTTAGCAACCATGTCTGCTTGTATTAGATTTTGAAACTCCATTTTCTTTTCATTTGACAAAGCGTCTTGAGCATATGCTTTAACGTCAAATAATCTATCTCCCATTCCATTCACCACAATATCTACAAACTTTGGAATAATTGGAACAGGCGTCCAATCTAAGTTTAGGTAAGATAAATCTCCATCTACAGCTATTTCATTTTTATATTTACCTATTGGTTGTTCTCCTCTAGCGTATAGCCTTAATCTATGAAAGTTCACCCATTGATTATAAAACCTACAACCATTGCCGTCTCTTCTAAACCATTCATATTGTATTGCCTCGCCCACTATTCTCCCATACTCTTCGGTGGCTTTAGTGCTGTCAGATGCTTCTTGATTAGGAAAATTAGTCGGTGTAATTGTTACGTTAAAATCTTTCATTTATTTCAATATTGTGCTAATTCGACCTTTATTGTCGTATCTTGCAAAGTTAAGGCTTATTTTTGATTCTTTTTTAATTGGTTGATATAAGTGTCTTTGGGTGGCCATAATAGCTAACCCTGAGCTAATTGAGGCATCATATTTAGTTCTTTTGTTTATATCAAATTTAGCCCAATCTACTAAAGTTCTATTAAACCACATGGAACCGAAATCGTCTTTTGGTCGGTAGGTGTTATCTTCTGACATTCCAATGTATTTTTCAATATAAGCTTCGATAGCTGCAGCGTGTGACTGTTTCATATCTTCACTAGAGTTAGGAACTCCCCCTAATTCTCTTTCGCTCCCCGATAACTTGTTTCTGGGTTTATCAGGTCTATTTAAAGAAAACCCCCTATAGCCTCTATTTTTAAAATGATACAATAATCGAGGTTTGTTATTTTCAATTAAGATTGGCATACCATAAAATACACACGCCATTAATACTTCTTCAAAAAATATTTCTGCTGTTTGAGGTCGAGCTATATATTCTAAAAAAAACTCATTACTAGGTGCGTCCTCCATATTAAAACATGTAAGTCCATGTAGAGCTCCGTTAGACCCTGAACCACCTACAGTTCCGCTTATATCGTAAGAGTCGCATCCAAACGCCCCTAAATGTTCATTACCTGGGTATTTTATGTTATTTTTTACTATAACTCTATTCTGTAAGTTCTTACTAGGCATCCAAGAAGTTATAAACCTACCTTTAGGGTCGGGCGACCAAGCCACTTGCGTGTCTTGCACTCCATTCTTCCAATAAAATTTTCCCCTAGTTAAATAATGTTCTTTAATTACTGAATCATTATAATCTATTTGTTGATATATTTTAGTTAAATTAAATAAAGCTTGCTTGCTTTCATCTCTAAATGCGTGTTGTTCCGTCCTGGGGAATTGTCTGTAAAATTCATTTAAAGCGTCTGGGTCCCCCTTTAAGGACTCTACTTCGTTTTCCCAGTAATCTATAGCGCCTTGATGTATTTGTTCACCCTCTGGTCCGTAGGTGGGTGTGGTTGGGTTATAAAGAACGGGGTGACCAAACTCATCTATAAAGCCCTCCATATTCCATTCCATTGGAATAAATAAACAATATAAACCTGATTTAGTTTGTCCGTTAGCATTTCTACTTGACGCTAAGGAGTCGTTATATAGTTTCTTAAAATTTTCCCCTCCTTTATCTAAAGCATTTGAGGTTGAGCCCATTAAGCACTTTCCTACTATCTTCCTACCTAGTCTTAAGCATGTTTTGGTTACTCTCCAGTTGTTAAGTATGTTTTCTGGTTTTTCCCACTTTCCACTTTCGTCATGAATCAACCTTTTTAGTTTTTCTCCGTCATAACTATTATCAGCTGTGTTTTTCCAATCAATAACTGTGTCTAAACCATCTAGTTTTAGTTCGTTAGCTTTTCCTAAACTCTTTCTAGTTATTTTACTAGCTGGAACCCTATAAGCTAACTCTGTTTTAGGCTTATCCATTCCGTCTTGAATTGGCTTGAAAAAGAAAGGGTAATTACTAGATATAGGAACTACTTTATCTGTAAACATTTTCTTAGCATCCGAACCCGTTTTAGATAGTATTCCAACTCTAGAATTTCTACTAATTGTAGCCGTGTTTACCGCTTCACATGAGCTCATAAATGAAAATCCTGAACGCCTATTTTTTAAATAACACATCCCAAAACTTCTATCATCAGCTACACAGGCTTCCCAAAAAATATAAAATATTCTATTAGCTTCTCTAAATTCAGGGCTTCCTATATCTATTTTAGTCCATTGAAGATACATGTAGTGAGTTCCAGTAATGTAGGTTGGGATAGAGTTGTTAGTAAACCAATAACCATACTCCCTTCTATCAAACTCTTCCTCTACATATCCAACCCACTCTTCTTTAAAATAAGACTCTGTTTTTTCCCAATCAAAAATTGATTTTAAGTTTTTCAACTTACTAGGTAGTTCTTCTTTAAACCACTTATTATGTCGGGTTTCTATTTTTTTAGGTTGAGATGGTAACCCTACATTTAGACCATTTATTTCATACACCTCTCCTAAGGTACCGTCCTTAGATATAACTACTACATCATACTTAGGGTCATATCCATACTTCCAGCTTTTAGCTTTGTTTTTGGTGGATATAACACTCTTTGGTATAAAATCTTTTAATACTTTATATAATACCAATCCGTCATTATGTTGCTTTTCCTTCAGCAAATCCTGTTAATTTTTTAGATTCTAATGGCTTTTCTTCTAATATAGCTTTCTCTGTAGTGATTCTATTTAATATTTCAAATGCATCAAATATCGCTAGCTTTTTTGTGGCCGCTGCGTTTTTTAACCTATCAGCTGCTAAGTCATCTTCTGCATCATATTTTATAATATCTTCTTTAGCTACCTTAATTAATTCCCTTACAGCTATCTCTCCAGCGGTAATAATATCTTTCTTAAGTTTTTTTATTTTGTCAGCTTCATGCATATTCGTTGATTTTTTACTCTATACAGTACATCTTCTCCAACTCTAAATTCATATTCAACATCGGGATGAAATGAAACCACATCGTTATTAAATATACCTAAATTATTCAAATATTGATTATCATGAGTTATTTTTCCTCTTAATTCTTCATATTGATCTAAATGCATTACATCACCTTGAATCTTATCTAAAGGTTTTATAAAGCAGTAATCACCTGTAGATTTCCAATCCGAATTTGAGCTTTTATAGAAATACACCTGGTCCTCGGGAACTAAATAATAATCGTTAAAAAAATGACACGGCCCTGATTGTTCATTTCCTTTCATGTCATAATATATTCTAAAAACGTTATGGTGAAGTATGACTTCATCATCTTCATTTATTGGCCCATCATAATCAATGGGTACCTTTTCTATTATACCGACTCGATTTACGTAAGTGTGGTTTTCTATAGAAGTATTAACGATTAATTGTTGATTACCAAACCTACTATGATTGTCATATCTCTCACCATTTTTAGGTGTTATCAAAAACTCATTTACTGGCTTCATGTTAGTAGTTTATGTTGTACTCAATACTAACAGGCATAGAAACACTAAAGGACTTCCATAAAACCACTTCGTTTTTTTCATTCTCTAACCATACGGAAATACTACCATCGTCTTCTTGTCTAATTATGTGGATAATGTAATGATTAAGGGCTTTTTGTCCAACGATATAATTCATAGAATTCTTATAGTCATACCCTATGGATATTTTTCTAATTTGCATTTTATTTAATTTTAATACGTTACTAAACTATGTTTAGTTTATCCAGTGTACACCATACACATGATGGCTGGGCCACCATTATTAAAGTCAGGTAAACCAATTGTGGAGTTGTCTAATAAATAAACATCCCCTGGGTTTAAATCTACTGATGCATCACCGTTGTTAGCGTAAACATTATTATTGGCAATTAAGCCGTCTACTACATCATGGGTAAAATTAATTATAGGATTAGCCCCTCCTGGAGCTGTTTGTGCGTCTGCATTATACCCTATAGCTATACAGCCTTTTTCAGCGCTAGCGCCACTACCTAAAGCTACAGATTCATTAGCTACAGTAGTAGAACCACCTAATGCTGTTCCTCTTCCGGTGATAGGTGAAGCTACATCAGACCCTTGTCCGATTAAAGTGTTTCCGTTAGCTACATTTATTGAACTACCAGCTGTGTGACCTACTAAGGTGTTATTTGATGCTGTGTCTGATAGGTTATTTCCAGCTGCGGTTCCTACACCTACGTTTCTTGAGCCCACTAAAGTAGGGTCTGAGAATACCTCTACACCTAAGGAAGTGTTGTCGCTTCCGTATATGTGATAAACTTGAGGTGACCACGTTCCGTTAAGAGTTAGTGTTCCTGCTAATGCTCCAGAGCTATTCCCAATCTTTATATCACCATTAGTGCTATCTATAGTGACTACATCTGTAACTACTGGATTGTTATTTACATCTCCTGTGTAAACATTAGTGTCTGTTAGGGCTGGTAATGCTGACCCCCATGTTAATGGAGATCCTGGCCCTTGGCTAACTAAAGTTTGTCCAACTGCTCCAGCAACACCATCTAGTAGTACACCACCGTTAGCAGCTAAATCTAGTATGTTAAATGACTTCGTTATTCCGTTTTCAAACTCCATTCTAGTGGTAGCTTGTTGAGTGGAAGCGTCTGTGCCTAATACAAGTTTACCAGTGAAGGTTCCAGAACCAGCAACTATTGTAGTTGTATTACCTGACTCCATTGTAGTGTCGGTAGCTGCGTTTATTCTAAGGTCGGCACCTACATTAATAATTGTTCGATCGGTAGAGAATAAGGTTAGTCTACTTAATAGAGCATTTGTTCCCACTTGTAAATCACCTTCTTCTGAAACAACACCTCCACTTTGCAAGTTCAATATATTAGCTCCTCCAAAATTAGACAACCTAATAGCGTAATTGGCTAAGTTTCCTATAGCTAAGGTTTCTTGTAAATCTTGCTCAAATAGACTTTTTAAAGCACCTAACTTGAAGTTAGACGTTTGGTTAGTAGGGTTTGATCCTGGTGAGGTTCCTATTACATAGTCATCTACCGTTGGTGTTACTAAGGGATAACTAATAGTGTTACTTATCTTTGCCATCTTTTTTTGGTGTTATTTCACCAGTCTTAATATCTATAGATGCGTCTTCACCATATTCTTTCATTAGTTTTACTTCTAATTTTATAAAGTGTTCTTTTACTTTATCTATGTTAGTTAAAACTTGATGCTTAGTTAATTCTGCATCAGCTAGTTGGCTTTTCAACACCGTAAAATCAGACTGAAGTGATTGTAATTCTTTTAATTCTTCGTCTTTAATTTTTTTTACTTCTTTTTTTTCTGCTACTTTTTCCATTGTATTTTATTTATATTGGTTTAACTACAAAGATAGTTATTTTTTTGCTCTCATTGTTGCTCCGTAGAAATATCCGAAAATAGACATTACTATTCCTTCTGAAATCCCGATTAAATGAATCCACACGTGTTTATTTTCTTCAGGCACATCTATGTATATAATAGCATAAACCATAAACACAAATACACCTAGCCCTATAACTCCAGTAATATTAAACATAAAGTCAAAGTCTTTTAATTTAGAAACTTCTATTTCTCTTTTTCTGGCTGAATCTCTATCTTCTACTTCTGTTTTATAAGCTTCAACTAAGTGGTTGTGTAATTGAGCTTTATCTTCAGGACTTAGTTTGTCATCTCGGTCTATAATGTTTTTTACAATTCCGAGGGTTCCTTGGGAAGGCAAAACGTCTCCAACTATATCTAAAATATGAGGAGCTTTTTCTTTTAAAAACTTACCAACCTTAGTTTCTTTAAATTTTTTCCTTGTTTTTTTATCAGCCATTATTCTTCAATTAGTGTGTAAGAAAAACTATTTCCCCAATACTTTTCTGCTTTTTTGCATACATCTATAAATATATCAAACTCATCTGAATTTTGAAAGACTTGACAACCAGCAGAATATCCATCTACAGTTTCTCTTTCTCCTTCGCTAGCTTTGTGTATATTTATTCCGAAATACCCAGACATAATAGAGTCTGTTATCATGTCATAATCTTTATCCTCATCCTCGTCTCTATAAACCTCTACTTCTCCACCTCTTTGTGTTAGGGCGGTGTATTTCCCATTGTGCAACCCTAGCTTCCAAACTCCCCTATATTGATTGGGTACTAAGATTGCACAGCCCTTGGGATTCATTGGTGTTTCTAAGTATTTTAATCCAGGTAGTGTAGTAGCTTGAAACTCTAAATAATTCCACCTTCCTTCATACTTCCAAAATGTAGCGATATAATCGTTAAATAGGTTGGTAGTAGGGTTTTTACTTCTTACGCCTACGATGTTTAAATTAAAAGGTTTAGAGTCAGATTTAAAAACAACATGACCGTTCTTTTCTACGAGCTCTATAAGTTGTGAAACGTTACCCATTATTTCTTTTTCTTCCTGCGCTTTTCTTAGCGTTTAAAACAAGCCTCTCCTCCATTCTAGCAAGCTTTTCTCTTAGGGCTGTATTTTCAGTAATCAAAGCGTCAATCTTTAATTCTAACGCAACAATCTTATCTTTTAACTCCTCTATAACAGCTACTGATAGGTTGTCAATTCTTTCTTCTTTAGCAGCTTTAATGTCTACTTTCTTCTTTATAATGTCCCATACAGACTTCAAGCCTAGGGCCCCTACCAATGATGTAATAACCATGAGGAGTGAGTGATCTTCCATTCTTATTATTTTTTTAGTGTTCATTTATTAAGTTATTCCGTAATACCCTTTAGAGGTGTTAAATGCTTGTATAATACTTGCTCCTGGAACAATAGCATTATATACTGCCACTTTACCTACCTTAGCTCTAAAGCCCTCATCGCTAAAAGTGTTTCCAATACTAAGCTCATCCCAGTCATCTTCGTCTAATGTTAAATTTCCTACTGTACTAGTACAAAATCCATCAACATCTACCGCTACAGTTGGATGAAGACCTCCTGAATAATCCCAGTTTGGAGTGTTGGCGTTATTTACGGTGTCTTGATTAGCTAAAAATGTAGCAATAAAACCAGAGTTTCCATTAGGAAAATAAGTAAAACAGAAGAAAGTCCATTGGTTGTAAAAGTTAACTCCCCCACTTCCGCTGTAGTCAAACAACTTAGGTAAGTCCACAAATGTTGTAGATGGGCTAAATGTATCAAAATATCCTGTTACTCCATCAAAGTATAAAGCTTCATTGAAAGAAGAGCCTCCGGTGTCTCTAACATCAAAAAGAGCATTGTAGTTTCCATCTTGCGGATACGGTCCATGAATCCACATCATAACTGTTAAAATATTATTTTGAGCTGTAGCAAGAGATGTATTTTGAAAATCATATCCTTCATTGTATGTTGCTGCTCCAAATTCTGCTTCTGTAGGGTGTCCAAATTGAACACAAGGAATAATATTGCTCATTACATCGGTTTCAAGTAAAATATAAATTTCACCGCTTCCAATAGTAGATGCATTCATGTCTAGCTTTAGTAAATCTCCTCTAGAATAACCTGAACCTCCGTTAGTTATTTGAATAGCTGTACAGTCACTTCCGTCCGATGTTACTGTAGCTGTTACCCCACTCCCAGAACCAATACTACCATTTTCAATTGTAATCTCAGCTGCTGATAGCGCATAGCTTCCGGCGCCTGACGCATTAAAATCTTGAGTAAAGAAAGTTTGAGTATTTACTACACTACCTCCTGTTGGGTTCGGAACTATTACCGCAGGAGTAGAAGCTGCATTGTATGTGGCTAGTGCTAGTGACCCTACGCCATTAACCACGAAAGAAGGTTTATAAAGACTGCTAGTACTTTCTGGATTGGTTGAAGCGATTAATTCGTCAATTACACCAGAGTTAGTTATAGAGTTTGTCCAGCTACCTGTGCTTGGAACTCCATAATTAATGGCTATATCACCAGCGTTGGCTGGGTCGTCAGGAACTATAGCATCGTCATATGGATTACCAGCTAATAAAAACCCTGGGTTAATTGTAACAGGGTCCCATACTCCTATTAAATTTTGAGTTGGGAAAGGATTAAATGGAGCGTATATTGGGTCGATTAAGTTAATGTCTCTTTGCCAATAAAAGTAAGTTCCATCATAAACCCACGAGTATAAAACTAAATTAGTTCCACCTGTAAAGACTTGACCGTTATTAATCTTAGCGTCTGGTGGTAATTGAAATTGACCACTTTGAGACGGGTCTAAGACTAAATACCCGGAAGCTCCATCTGCTGGGGTTGTTCCCCCGGCAAGAGTTATAATATTTTGTTGTCCGTTGGTGGGTTGAAAAAATATGTTTGGGCCATCAGATGCTATATCCCACTCAGCTTCTCCTGTAGCGTTATCAGTTGTGATGGTGGTAAAAGAGCTTACGCCTCCTGATGAGGTTGGTATTTTGTAATCTGTAGCTCCTATAGTTATAGTATCTAAATCGGTTGGAGGGTTCCCTCCTGGGTTAGCAACAACAATTGTACCCGAGTCGATTGCATAATCCGCTCCATGAATTTTTACCGTGCTAAGTGTTAAACCTGGAGTTCCGCCTGGGTTTGCTTGTACTACATTGGTCCACGCTATACCTGTAGGATCACTGCTGTCAGCTGTTAAAACCGTGCGATCAGCTCCTACTAAAATAGTGGTAGATGTATCAATTCCTGTTATAGGGTGCGTGTATCCTGTAATGATGTTTCCTTTTACCGTAGCGTCTAGGGTGGCGATAGCGTTTGTACCGTCACCTAGAAGAATCCTTCCAGCTGCTAGAGAGCCTACTCCAGTTCCACCTTTTGAAACGGTTAATACTCCATTTAAATCTTGTAGATTAATGGTTCCGATTGTAAATTGGGAGTTTAACCCACCGTCAAGACCAACGATAATAGTTCCTGCACTTGGGTTTGCTACTAAACTAAAGTTTGAAAATTTTGTTGCCATTTTTAATTATTTATTGTACTTCTATTGGTACATTTGTTTCTGTTACTATAGTGTCTAAGCTGGGTGTAAAAGATAACTCTGTTATTATAAAATTAGTGGGTGGTGGCGGCGCTCCTCCTGGGATTGTTTGGCCATACACACTTGTAGTTATTCCTATGCCTATACTTGTAATCATTACCAGTTTGCTATTAATTCGCTAGCGGTTGTTAGTGCCGCATTTACTCTTACTACCTGAACAGGTAAAAAGCTCCCTTGTGGTACGTTTTTATATATCACCTCTTGACCTGAAGCTGTCTCTACATTGAGGTCACCTCCTCCAGAAGTGTCTCCTACATATATAATACATCCTTCATTTTCGTCAGCGTAGATAATAATTGCATCATTGTTATTAGATCCAGTGTAAAAGTCATTATCAACTGCGGCTACTCCTGGAGCAACCACAGACTCTATAGTGCCTATAATGCCTGCTGTGGTGTTAATAATAATAGCCCCACGCTTAAACTCTGTTCCTTCTAATATGTCTTCTGTAAACTGAATCTCATCATTAGGTCCCTTAGCTTGAATAGCTCCCTCTACATTTGGTGATGTAGGTATAGGAATATTTACATTATCACTTGGTATAACTCTTATAGCGCCAGATACTTGTAATTTTTGATATGCCATTTTTTTATTTTTTATTATTATAAGGAAACATATTATTTAAAGCATCTTTCCTTTTACCACAATTACATGGTTTTTTTGTTATTTCAGACACTTTATCTACCACTTTTTTTATACCGGTTTTTGTTGTAAACTTCTCTACTGTATCACCCAATCCTTTAGATTGTTTGTTTTCCGTGGTATTTTCTTGTGTCATAATAGTTTAATTCGTTACTTGCAAAGATAAGAATAAAATACTACTTAAATGAAATATGAATTTTTAAAACATTGGAGGGTTGTTAGATACTTAATAAAACAACAATATAGCCTTAGTCAGGAGGAACTAGAATTGCTTTTGTTTTTATATAGCGAAGGGAGGTTTACCAAGGATGATTTTGAGTGGTATTCAGCTATTGTTCCGTGGAATCCGAAAAGGTTTTCCAAATTAACCGAAGATGGTTGGATTAAAAAATGGGGGTCTAATTATAAAAAAAGAAGAGCTACTTATGCTGTTACTCATAAAGAAAAACTAATGTGTGCTAGAGTATATAGATTATTACTATGTGTGGAA